ACCTTAGCTGTGTAGCTGTGTACATCAAACCCTGAGAGTATCTCATCTATAGCTACCTTGTCTTGAGCTAGAAACGCAGCCGTCCTAAATTCAAGCTGAGCAAAGTCGGCCTCGCAAATGTGACCGCCTTCCCATCGTGAGATGAACACCTTCTTAACTGGAAACGTATTACCCCGTGGCATGTTCTGCATGTTAGGGTTACGCCCACTAAAACGTCCTGTAGCTGTGATGTGCTGAGTAAGACCTACGTGCAAGAAACCATCAGGCTTAGTGTAAGTAGAGATACCATCGACAAAGCTAGACAGGTAGCTGGACACAGCAGACAGACGCTTAAGGTCTGACAGGAAGTTAGCAGCCTTGTCCATGCGGTTGTTCTTAGATGTAGCTATGAGTGCGTCCAAGTTATCCTTGCCTGTGCTGAAGCCATTCGCACTGACCCACTTCTTACTTGGTGCAGCAAAGCCTAGACCAGCCATCTCGTTAGTCTTCTTGAGTTGGTAGCCTCTAGCGTCACAGTCCTTACATTTGTTAGGTCTAGCAAACTTAGTGCCGTCCTTCTTTATTTTGTACGTCTTAGCTTCGCCCTTGCACACAGGACAGGTAAACGCCTTAGTCTTAAACAACCTACTGGAGTTAGACTTGACTGCATCACGGAACTCTTGCGGAGTCTTAACAAATTCAAATAGCTCTGCCCATTCCTTCTTGTTGTGTACCTTGCAGCTAAACAGTACCTGAGAAGCTTGCTCTGGACTGTTGATGTTGATAGGTGTGTCACCCATTAGCTCACGTATCTGCTTATGTAAGCGCAACTCTATGTCTGCTTTCTCCTTCTCGAACTCCGTTCTTACTTGCTGTAAGGCTCCGAGATCCACTTTGACTCCCGACATGTACAGTCTGGTAAGGGTTTTACATGTATTAAAGGTAATGGCTCTGATGGTGTGTAGACTTGCACAGGAGGGATCGGCGTAACGTTCCTCTTGCTTGAGGTACAGCCCCATAGTTGCGCCAAGGTCAGCCCTAAGATAAAAGCTAAGCTCGTTGAGAGGTATCTCATTTGTGTTGTATCCTTCTTTAAAGTATTTCTTTAAGGTGTCTTGCTTCTGTACGTCTAGCTCATAGCGTTGAGCGCAGGCATCCAAGCTAAGTGGCTCCTTCTGTCCACGTAGTAGTATGTACTCAGATAACATTGTGTCATATATGTCACCACTGTACTTGAAGCCACACTCCCACAGCCACATAAGATCGTGCTGGGCGTTGTGCATGATCAACAGGGTTGTCATGTCTAACACCTTCTGTATCTCCTTACGCCCAGCGCCTGAGGTATCCTTCTGCTCAACATGGTCTAGCGTTACGATACACTCAGAGCCACCCTTAACTGCCATCATACCAACCTGCACTAGGAAGTTAGACGGCTCGAAGGGATCAAGTATTACCTTGCCATTACGCTTTATTGTGGTGTTCTCTACGTCTAGTACTATTTCCATGCCAACCCTCCTATGCTTGATACTGTGATCTCTCGCCGTCTAACTCACAGTGAACTACACCATGCCAACCACCCTTAAGCTTATTCTTAGCTATGTTCAAGTGTCTCTGCGTATCTTGTTCGTCTGCCCCTTCAACCTGTGGGTTCTTAGAGATCAAGATCATCAGGTCAGCTTCAGCAGCTTTACCTGTCTTACTGCCTTCCATCATAGACTGATCTACATACACCTTACCTTCAGCTACAGCACTTAGCTGTGACATCCAGATTACAGCACAGTCATGCTGCTTAGCTATGTTACGTGCATGGATGGCAGCTTCCTTAAGATACACATCTGACTTGTCACTGGTCTTGCTGGAGAACTTATCACCCATATCTAAGATCACGATGTCAGGCTGGTAAGCTTTTATGATAGCCTCAACCCACGCCATGTCTTTGCCTGTTGAGTCATACAGCTTGATGTTCTCTCGTACAGGCTCGTAGCGTGACGCAGCTAAGGCGTAGTTACCCTTCACCTCTTCCATAGACATGGAGGTAGCCGCACTGAGATACCTAGCTCCTACACGCTCATACGCCTCTTCATTACACAGGACGATACACTTAGCTCCCTGACTAGCGAAGCCTTTAGGCCCACCTAGTAGTGAGGCATGAAAGGATGTCTTACCTGTGTTAGGTCTAGCACCTACGATAACTAAGTGTCCTCCACTAATACCTTCTACCTTGCTAGTCAGAGATGGTATGTTGAACCTCCACTTAGACTGTATGTCATTAGCTTGCAGTAAGTTATCTATAGAGATGTCACCCCAGTCAATCTTAAGGTTAGGCATGAAATCATCTTGATAGTCAGACAGTATCTTACGCATAGGCTCTAGGCTAGTCTGCGTACCATTCACGTAGTCAAACCCTAAGTTGGCTATCTCTTCGCCTACTACCTGCTGGAACAACTTACCTAGTACTTCTTCAGCTATGCCCTCAGACATAGGCTCTTGTCTGTCAATCTTCTTGAACAGATCTTTGTACGTTTCTTTGTTCGCTGTTGTGATAGTAGCGTTGTGTGTAAAGAACAGCCCTTCTAACTCAGGAACAGTGAGGTTCTTCTCATACGTTTCCATAGCGTAGTCGATAGTGCTTTTGATCTTGCGTACATCCTTAGAGAATAACTTGTCGGGTGTACGGATACCTCTATGATTGGCATAGAAGTCTTTATCCATTAGTGTTCTAAGTAGTGCTAACTCCATTATCTTTCTCTCTCTTAGTAAAATCTATCTGATACGCACCCTCTGGTGATTTGTATGCAGCTAAAATATCCAGGAATTGTTGGTAGCTCATGTGTAGTAGCTGGTACTCAGCAAGCTCTTCATCAAACTGTCTGAAGTAAACTACACTGTTATCTGCTATTACAACCTCAACATCTTCAAACCTATCTTCCTGATCTAGTGTGACAATTACAGAAGCATCCTGTTCAAATTCAACTGTGTACACGATTGACTGCCTCCCTCTGTATAGAAGCCTGACGCTCTTCTTCATCAAATTCTCTTATCCAAGGTACAACAATACCTGTATTCCATCTCTTTGCTTGAACCATAGCTTCTTCTTTGTCAGTAAAAACTAAAGGGTTATCATAATTAGTAAAAACCTTCTTGCCTGTATCGTAAGCCCACTCACCACCTTCTATCTCAAACATGACTGCCCACATAATAATCTCCTATTTAGTTGTTACATCTAAACAAACAACACCAATGCCGTTGTGAGTTATCATTACTTCTGCTTTCTTTCTTTGTACTTCACATTGTTCATACTTAGTGTAGCTACCTATATGGAAGTATTCTAAGCTCTGCCCACTAATCAACTCCAGCCATACTAATGCCCACATTTCTCTAACCCCTCTAGCCTTTCTTCTAAGTCAAATATTTCACGAGCGCACTTGTTAATCTTATTAGAACTCACATCCTTTGCGTCATTTATTTCTTTGTACAACGCAAACAGTTCTTCTTCTTTGTGTGCTATCTCACGTTCTACGTTCTCTATCTCACCTACCATACTCATTCTACTTCTCCCTTTAAACCCTCTTTGATTAAGTGTACAAACCCTGCATTAAATACTTTGTGGTACGTATCAGAGTCCATCTCTAGTTGTACAGAGGCAGAGCCATCTTCATTGTCAGTTATCTCTAGTATCTTTATTTTATCGTCCATTATTACTTCTCCAATCTTAATGCGAACCATGACGTAGGAAACCACTCCTTCATGCTGTTACAAATCTGGTTAGCTACCAGCCTAGTCTCTAGCTGTGTATCGCCTGCACACCTAAGATTACACATATCAGCAAAGGCATCTAAGCTACCTGACCAGTACCACTCAGTCATCATCGACTGTGGTAGCACCATACGTGCTTGCTCTGGACAAACATTATTTTTTAGTAGTTCATTATAAATTGCTAAGGAGCCAGAGTACACATGAGCTTTTACATAATCGGAGGTACTATGTTCCCAGTAATCAGCTAAGTGTGATTTGTCATCTGGATACTCCTCAGTATCATCAAACAGTAATTCATCTACAAAACCAGTACCACTGCCTTGTTTCTTATCGTCAGCGTTCTCTCTCCAGTTGTCAGGCAAATAAAACTCAGGCTCATCATCCACGTACCTACGGCTTATCTCATTCCAGCGTAGGAACTTATGCTTGACTAACTGCCTAGCTACAAAGACAGGTGCCTTTATGTGGAATGACGCAAAGCAATGTCCAAAAGGGCTGTAATGACCATGCTCAGCTAAGTAGTGTACCAGCTTACGGTCTTTGTCCTTCAAGACATACTGTTCTGTTTCACTATTGTAATCATCCCATGTGGATTCTTTAGCAAAGCTAACCCTAGCGGCATTAACCACTGTCATGTCATTACCCATGTGATTTACGTATGTTACTTCAATCATCCTCTATAACCCTTTCTCTTTCCTTATCGTGCATCTCACTGTGACAATTAGCACAAACTAATATGCACTTTCTCATCTCTTCCTTTACAGACTTTCTTGAGTAGCCGTACATGTTATTTATCTCTTTCTTTTTAGAATGTAAATGATGGAAGTGCAATGCACTTAAACTTTTTTTGTAACTGCAAACTGAGCAACCATATATACTTTTATATCTCTTAACAAAAGCCCTGTTTCTTTCCTTTGCCTCTTTCTTTTGTTTAGCCTTGCGTATTTTTATACGCCCTAAAGCTTCTGGACTTAGCCATTGTTCCAAAGGAACTGAACGATCCCCTGTAGCTAGGGTTGTTCTATAATAGTATTGTATAAATGAGTAACCATCTTCTCTAAGATGTCCATGTCTTAAAGGTAAACCTAGATAGACTACTTCGTCTTGAGTTATAAAACTCTTTGCATACTCACTTCTCATACTTACTTCTTCCTATTTGCTAGGGCATTAGTTGCACCTGTGAGTGTGTTAACTAAGTAAGGCTTAACACTTTGTGGATTACTGTGACCACTGACCTGCATAATGCCGAAGGTATCTACCCCACCCTCAACAAGTTGAGTGATACCAGTGCGGCGTAAGTCCATAGCTGTTATATCAGAGGGCAGGTTTGCAGCAGCCTTAACCTCATTCACTAGCTTATGTATATCTCCACTAGCATACGGCTTGTAAGCGCTACCCTGTGGCTCCACAGCAGGTGCCACGTACTGTTGGAAGCCAAACGTATCCTTCTGTTCAACCAGCATACGGCATAGCTCATCATCTATAGGTAGTCGTACCTCTGACCTACGTTTGCTCTGCTCTAAGTCGAGTGTCTTGGTAGTCAAGTCTATGTTAGACCACTTGAGTGTACGCATGTCACCTACACGCTGCGCCCATTCGTATGCCATGTGTATGATCAAGCCAATGCTGCGCCACTTCCACTCACTATACGCTGTGTCTAAGAATGTAATAACCTGTGCGTCAGTCCACCGCACCTTACGTATCTTATCTTTAGTACGTTGGATCAATGTCACAGGGTTAGTCACTAATGCCTCATGCCTGATCGCTGTATTGAGTACAATACTTAGGCACGTTGCCATGTAGTTGGCTTGCCTTATGCCTACGTCAGTCTGCCATTTGTCATACGCTACAGTGGCGTGCTTGAATCGTAGGTCACGCAGTTTAATGTTACCTAACTGCTTATCGTTTTGTACTTTTGTTTTGCACACACGCAGTAAGTTGTAGTCGTAGTCTTTCTTGCTACGATTCGATAGCGCATGGTACTTAGGAGTATGTACATAGAAGTCGCACGCTGTCTCTATAGTATGTGTCTCCTTAAGTTCCATGTGCTTACGTATCATTTGTCCTTCTCCTTCTTAGGCTTAGGTATAGGTTGGCCTGACCAATCATCACAAGGATCATCGTCCTCGCCTGCATTCCTATCGTCACTAGTATAGCTCATAGAATCCCAAACCCCATTGTTAATATTATTACAGCAACAACTAACTGCATGATAATAATTATAAGCATCTCAAAATATTTGATGGCTGAGATCCCCATTAGCTATACGATAGGTAAGCTCAGCGACTACATCACTAAGCTCATCCACATCTTCCCCTATCCATGACGCTGCGTCAATAGTACTGGATATATTATTGTACTCATCCCATTCATCTAATGCGTAGTCTGACATATTATTTCCCCTCTAAAAAATTAATGTGTTCTCTTCCATGCACCATCTTGTTTAACAGTGTAGTCACGTTGACTAGGTACTGCGTAGTCTCTGATGTAAGGGCATCATCAGCTTGATAGGGGTCCATAAAATCCCCATACGCTAGAGTTGTCTTACACTCTTGTATAATGAAGTCTACTTGTCCAGCAGACAACATACCTTCCCAGAAATTTGAACCCGACATATTATTCTCCCATTCTTTCATTGTGTATATGATCATACAGTTCAGGAAATGCTATGCGTAATTTCCATTCTGCTCTGTCGATACCTTTCATAGTATCTACACCTAGCTCATATGATTCATGACACTCAAAGTCTGCCTCTTGTACAATCTTCATAACAA